AAATCAACCGTATTCTCAGTTAACATAATTGGAACCGTAAGTCCTGTTAAGATTGAATCCCCGTTGGTTCCACCTGATAAAATTTCAGTCATGGATGAATACACATATGTATGTCCTGTCACATATTTTGTAACTTGCTGGGTATATATATCACAACAAAAGGGTATCTCAATATCTTCGGTATAAGGTGAGTATATATTAACCTTGAAGATATCGTTTTTAATAACTTCTGGAGATATTTTTATATAATAAATTCTATTATCCATATTATGGGTTTACATATTCATACCATTTTATGGGGGTTCCCTCACCAACTCTAAGTCCGTTAGAAATGTTAAAAATTCTATAGGTTTGATTAACAGAGTTTAAAACAACTTTATAATAAAACTTATCTTCACCATTAAATAAAAAGACATTAGGTAACGTGGATTGTGGTACTGTCATCATTTTAACAAATACACCTAATCTGGCATCAAAAAATTTTGCGGACATATAAAACGTACTAATATCAATAAATTCTTTTTTTCTCAACCAATAAAAAAAAAATCCTTCTTTGTCCCCAACATAATCTAAAAATTGTGAAGGTATTTTAATATCAACGTTTGGTTTTATGGGTGAAATACTAACACTTTCAGTAAGACCCTGTTGAACGGGTAAAATCACAGTAAAATAATTAGTTTGATTTGTACCACTATTACTATCATAAAAATCTAACTTAAAAAATGATTTGGTAAAAGGTTTTTCATAATAATAAACTTCTGTCGCTGAAAACCCTTCAGGTAAATAACTACATACCCAATTCGCAATTGTTGAGGTTCCAACAGTATTTGGGTTACCGTTATAGAAATTAAATTCATAATTTATTTTAGTATCTTCAAAAGAGTTTCCAAATCTGTAAGTATCGTGGGCAAATCTTAAAATCTCAAAATCATCAGGAACTCCTATGATATCTTCAACAACTTCTTCTTGGAAAATTTCAATACTATCGTCTCTACCATAAAAATCCCATTTAAGTTCTATTGGCAAATTAATATATTTATCCGTTGTCGGTAATATAAATTTATATTTGTTACTCACATCCATCGATAATAGGGTCAGTTGTTAATCCTTCTATACCATAATTACTTCCTTCCGGAATTATTCTAAAAATATTATAATTATAAGGGTAATGGGTACCATTAATAAATGGGTAATTAACCCCAATACCATTATTAATAAAACCATATTGGTATATATCTCTCCAAATAAATGAATCGGTTTTTTGCGAATAAAACGCATAGTCAGGGATACCCTCAGTTAATTGTTTACTACCCGTTTCAATATAATCAGAATAATCCCTAATCTTTATTGGGTAATGAGGTTGATAATAATACCCAAACATGTTTGAGGGTGATTGTTGTGGTTCTGTCACACTTAATACAAATGGGTTAAATCTGTACTTATGATATAATTTTGAGATAACTCTTTCTTTTTGTTCCGATTCATTCCACTCACACAAATCCCCATCTAAAATATCATTTTGTTTTAACGATTCAATATAGGTAAATGGTATTGGCCCTGAATTAGGCCCTAAACCAGCACCAAGTGGTGTGTTATAAAAACCAACAGGAAATGTTGTGTCGGATAAACTGTTTAGGTTCTCCCACCAAGAACTAGGTTGATTGTTTGCGGGGTCAACCGGTAAATTAAATTCATAACCTTGTTTAAGACCTAAATAGTCATTTGGATTTTTTTTAGTACCAAACATTAATCCAAAATAACCTTTCCAAATGACAGTGAAAAATAACTCACTTATAGGTCGTTTTTGATTATCTCTAATAGGATTAATATTTATGTCTTTATTAAAAGATAGTGTATATGATTGCGAGCCTTCTTTAGTTGAAACCCTAGCAACTCGATTTGGCGTAAATCCACTACTTTCAAATTTCTTTTTATTACCAAAAATATTTTGGTCAAATCCTGCGTTAACTAATACCGCGTCTTGCGAGTTAGTTAATAATTTATGTCTTCTAACATAATATTGTGAGGTAGTATCATTAGGATTTTCAATATCAATAATTCTTTTAAAAAAACCTTTTTTATTATTAACAAAAACAGCGCCAGTAAACCCAACGTTATATATATTGAATATGTATTCTTCACTCCCCGATTTTTGGTCTCCTAATGAATATACTTGAAATGTGTCAATTCCAATGTAACTGAAGTTAAGTTTTACGTGCTCACCAATAGATAAACCATGTTTTACCGGACATCTAAATGATACTAAATTTTGTCCATTAAATGTTGTGTTATTAATTATAAATGGTATTCCTCCACCAGAAATCCATTGTAATAATTGTCCACTTTTTTGGTCAATAGCCTCTAATGGTTTTGTAAAATCATTATCATAAGCATAACTAACAAAAAAATTCCAATTATAACTTGAAGCACTTTTAGGTATAAAAGTAATATGATTATTGGGTGGTTGAGTATATCCTGGGACATTATAATCTGTGCGAACAAAGTCAAACTCATTATATTGTGGAAACCCTGACCAAAGAACAGTTTGTGGATTATACCCACATTGTAGTTTAGCAGCTGCAACAGCGTTAACATAATATAAATTATTTTCTAATGGTACGTAATTAGTTGACCCACTATAAGAATTGTTAAATAATAATGAGAACTTGCACGCAGGTCTAAATGTATCGGATTTTTGTCTTTCATCATCAAAAACTTGTTGTAAGTCAATATTAATATTCCTATCAAATTCAATATTCTCCTTATTAGTTTGAACTAAAGGTACATTAAACATTAGGTTTGTGTCAGGTGCCGACTTGTACCTTAATGACCCTAAAACTACTCGAGTATCTATTCTATTCCCCATATTACGCAGTTATATCATTAGTATCGACCCATTTAATCACAAATCTATCAAATGCGGTACCACCTCTCTTCAAACCAAAATAGAAATAGAAAGGAGCTCCTGTGTTTATTACTCTACCTTTAGGGGTGTTTTGGTCTTGAGTGATAATATCCGCACTATATATAAACCCTACTGCGGTAAATGGCCCTCCAACAAAATTTTGCGGAGTATCAATAAGATAAGTACCTGAACCACCCGCAACAGTACTTGGTAATGCTACAGTTAATTGACTTATTATCGTAGTATTTGGAATAATCCCTGCGGCACTTAATACAAACCCTTCTTGTAAAAGTTGTGGAATGGGAGAATAAATTGTTAAAACATTACCAAAAATACTACAAACACCTGTAACGGTCTTTGGTTCAACACTATATAGATAACCCTTAAAGTACTTAGTCATTGCGGTAGAATTAGTTCTAAAATATCTTGACGCTGATTCTATTCTATCTAAACTTTGATATTTCTTAGTAAAGAAACTAGTTGTAGATAACGGGTCAGTCATCCACCCATTAACTTGACTACCAAAAATACTATCGTTTGAACCAACTTTATTTGTCCTAACTTCCCATTGATAAAATGGAACGTCTTGGGAAGAAACTTCAATATTACTAAACGCGCACACATTAGTTGCCGGAACAGTATCGTCAATAATTGTCCTTTTTGGGCTAATTAAATCTCTTAGTCTTGTATCTGATTGATAGAATATTCCAAATACTTGGTCATCATCTGAAAGCGTATTAATATAAATAGAATCTTGTCCAGGTCTGTCGGGGTAATTTGCCGATTGAAATGGTGCAACTCCAAGTTCTGAATTAATTGAAATCGACTGAGCGTAATCCCCATCAACCATATTTTTAACTCTACTAAAATATGAGAACACATTTCCTCCACCAATTAATAGTTGTAAGAAACTTGAATTAGCCAACCTAGTAATTACGAACAAATTTAATAATTCAGTAACATCTGAGAAAGTAGTTGATTTTAATTTATTAGCAACATATCCATCATATTTATCTGACATTACAATATCTTGTAAATAATCATTTCTTGGACCTAAATCCATAATGGTCGTTGGGTATAATAAATTATACATATTTCCACCATACCCCCCAAATAATGCCGAAGTAAAAGTATTTGGTGTTGCTCTATTTTGTCCAATAAACTCAATTCGGTCCCATGGGCTACTTCTATAATAAAAATTGTTAGTATTATTATGTAATATAACCACATCATCACAATAAGAATATCTTGCTTGATTTGGATTTGGTGATAATGGAGATGTAAATGTGACATCATTATTAAAATTAAATGCGTATAAAGTACCATTAATCCAATTATTTGTGAACAGATGTCCCCACACGTTTCGACATGCGGCAAATGTTATTAATAAACGACTAACCCACTCGGTTAATAATTTAAAGTCTGAGACTAATGATAAAAAAATTGTAGTTATAAAAGTATAACATCCCTTTGTCACCAGTTTCTTGTTCCAAAAGGTATACCCACAAGGCCCTGTATAATCAACAACTAACTCTCCATTAACCTCTTTATAACAGTCTAAATTAATCATCGCCCCACAGTTGAATGAGTCAATAACTGAACTAATAATTTGAGGTTCCGTCTCACCATCACTTAATGAGTCCGCAGTATTACCCGTTATACTTCCCGATTGGCCGCCACCAACACCTTGAGCTTGCACTGAAGTACCATCATCACTAATTGAATATACTGAGAAATTAACATTGTTATGTAATGCAAAACTATTATTTAAATTGTTTTGTAATGTAGTAGATGTAGGTAATCTATCTGACCTCATTATTATTTTTCGACTACCACCCAAATTATATGACATGTTAGCAATAGGGTATTTTGGTGCATAATAATATGATTTATAGTCGTAGGTTCCACCTATACTTGCCGCTACGCTAAGTGCTCTTACAAAAGTTTGACAATACATTCCAGACCCTCCTTCAATAATTTCATTATCGTAATATCCACGACTTACAGTGTTGGGAAAATTAGTGTTTGGAACATTATAAGGGTTTATGGGAGCGAGGTAGTTATTTGTATTTGGGTCAATTAAACCTGGTTGTGAATTAAATTCTCTAGCAAAGTAATTAATGTTACCATCAACATTAACACCGTAAGTTGTGTCAGAATTAAAACCAGTCTCTAAACTAGGAGTACCAACTTGAGGTGTGAACGACATACTACCATTATCTAATGAAGAATAGTAAGTTTGTAAATTAGAATTAAATCCACTAAAAGCCGCGGGGCCAGTCGGACTCGGTTGATAATGGAAGGAATCAAAATATAATTTTTGACCACTATAAGTATCGGTATCAAAATTATTTGTTAAATTATGTCTAATATTTTTAAAACCAGGTTTAATTGGTTGATTTAAATGATATTTAGGCGCCCCACCAACACCACTAGTAACTTTTACTCTGTTAGTAAAACCCCATGTATTAGAAATTGAAGAAGCTGTCACAACATCACCATACAAAACACTGAGGTCGTATTCACAATTACTTCTTGTAGAATACGGGTCAACCCCTCTAACTAAAAAAACAACAATTTGTTCATTAAATTCAGGGAAATAAAGACTAGGTTTTATTAGTGGAAATGCGCCGGGATAATTAATATTTAACTCATTTATCCAAAATCCTGACCCAAAAGATTTACCATAAATTCTATTGAATTTCATATGGTTATTAATAAATCTATTTATTAAACCATGATAAGCACCAAAACTTCCTGGTTGGTTACATATTGTAAAATAGTCGGAATAAGTCTGTGCGGTAATTACTTGGAAATACTCAACATCCATTGGGAATTTTGCGTACTGCGCATCATTATCAGCTTGTTGACTAGTATATGTTTTAGTCAATGCAGGACCATTACCGTTTGTATAATCGGCATATTGGACTGTAATATTACCAACATTTGAAGTACTACCTGGTTTATTATTAACCGTAGTACCTGTACTACTCGTAGTACCATAATCATTAATAGACGTAAACCCTGTCATATTAGGGTCAGTAGAGTTTGCAGGGTCTTGAAAAGTTATTAAATTACCAGGTAGAAAAGTTTCCGCCGCGCTAGGGTCTACCATAAGTACGATAACATTATCTTGGTGAGTAACACCAATATCGTTAGGATTAAATGAAACGTTAATTATATTAACACCACCACCAGGATTATTATTAATGTCGTTTCTGAAAAACTTTGCTTTAGTATTAAATAAATTTAATCTTTCCGCTTGAGTTAAACTTGTTGTAAACTCATAATCATTACCTTGATTACTCACGCCACCCGACACTGGTATAAGTTTTGGTGCACGTGTTTGAGGTGTTAATGGATTATTTGCTTGGTTAGCATTACCTAATGATGTCCCCGCAAATAACTGCTCATAAACAAGGTTATCCGTATTATATGGTGAGGCCGCGTTATAACTTGTTGAAAGTTCAAAGGGACTTAAAACCGCATTAGCACCAGCTTCTTGAGCGGTTTGTGCAACATTAGCTACCGCATCTGGATAATCAGCATTGTCAATTACGATTGCGTCTCCATCAGTACATTGACAGAATTCACAGTCGGGATATGATAAATTAGGGAGTCTTAAATTAGTAAATTTTTTATATAAATTTAACAGGAGGTTAACCGTTTCCTTAATATCCTTAACATCAGGACAATCCAAGTAATCAAGACTAACAAAAGGAATTCCGTTAATCACCCATATCACCCCATTAATAAATGTACAGATAGTAATAACAACAAGATAGACAACTATCGCGATGATTGCTAATATAGGGCCAATAAGCATTAAAAAAAAAGCTAAAATGTGTACTATTAGTAATAACACATATAATATCGGTCTAAAAACAAACATCATTATCGTAAATAGGAGATAAATTAAATCAAATCTATATACCGCATCATTTGTTGGAAACTTATTATTGTCGCTAGAACATTTAACATCACTATCTAAAATATCTTTTATCGCAATAATTCTCCAGTTACCATACCCATTTCTATATTGAGTAATTAATTGTGATACAGTATAAACCTTATTGTATTGAAACTCGTAAAATTTATCTTCACACCTAATCGCCTCATCAATCATCTGATTACCCATGGATGTCCCCGTTAATCCATAATCCGCCCAATCTAAACTGAACGCGTATGACCTTTGTGCCGCGTCTCGATTTAAGGCAGTTGCGGTATTATTAGTAAGTGGGTCTACGTTAATATTTCCAATTTTTTTCCACCCGTACTCTTTAATATTTGGAACTAAAAAATACCCCCTTTTAATAGGGTCAGCAGAAACTGATGGTGATTGGTTCCATTTAACTTTAAATCGATACCTACCTTTTGTTGGGATACCATTTTTTGGGTTGTCTGAAATAACTTGTTCACCAAACTCATTAGTGATAACATAATCCAAGTTCATCGGCAAATCCACAAGCCAAGTACCATTTTCATCAATAACTTGTCCCCCTGATTCCAAATCAATTGTTTCTAATATAGGTCGTCCGTTAGAATCTTGAGCAATTGTGTGTCTAATTGCTAATATCTCACCAGGCCCCGCAACTAAAGAACAAAGCGCCCCTGAGGTTAAGGTTGGTTTACAACTCTTCTTAACATACTGTTCTTCTATAGATGATACTAAAGAACCCATAAAAATCGCGGTAGGTGTAATGTTAATATTAAATTCTGCGGATAAATCAAAATCAGTTCTTGTAATACCTAAATTACAAATTTCAGGTTGACCCCATAATGGTTCAACTTCAAGGTTTCTAACGAAAGTAATGATTTGAGGTAATTCTCGTAAATTTGTAGATGATTTAAAGTTTGTCCCAGAAACTTGTGATTCTGTAGTAATCCCCATTCTAATTAAATCTTGTGGTGCTAAAGAGAACTCACCAATATCTGAAAGGTCAAGGTCAACAACAACCGTTTGAGCCCCTACAGGTACCCCAAATATCATATAATCCCCACTGTCATTAGTTATCGCATTATACTTATAGTACTTGTCGTAAACTTCAATAAGAGTTGGGTTGATTAACACATCTTCTCTTGTAAAGAAGGTCCCCGTAGGATTATGACCTGGATGTTGTTGTTTATAAGGTAATAAATTATATCTATACCCATCTTCATTTAAATCTGATAAAGTTTTGTAAGGATATAACTCAGAAATAACAGGGTCGTTTTCGTCCATACTGTCCAAAGGTATGAAAACAGATACTTTTGCGTTAGGAATACCAAAACCATTATTAATACTAACTCTACCAACAATAACTCCATAGTCGGAACACTGTCTTGTGTAAATTTGGCTTTGTAATATTTTTAGAGAAAGAATCTCTAAATATTCAAACTCTTGGTCAATTAAAATCTTAATTGAGCTATCAACACCAGGTTTGGTTCTTATTCTATACGAGTTGGACATATTGGTCTTTTTTTGATAAATAGTTTATATACTATTTTCAAATGATAATTCATTTATTTTGAAAATAAATTATCAAGAAAAATTAACCGTTTTTAGATTTTTGACTCTGATGTTGATATCTTTGTTGGGATATCGGATTTGATAGGTCTGACTTGGTTCAGCAAAAATAGTATCGTCAACTAAACCAATCTGTTTCGTATTAGTGTCTATATAAGATTGTGATGTTTGTGATGAAGAATATTGACCACCAACCTTGTTAAAGAATAACATATCTGAAACCGCAATAACCCCGTTTTCACTTTGGACTAATCTTCTAAGGTCGGACACATACACATTTTCCCCCATCTGTCTGTTACCAGGACTAAAGAACTCAGATACAATAGTAATTATTTGAGAAATAACCGCCCCTTGGTTTTGACTATTATCTAACACCACATCAATAGTAACACCTAAATCAACAACATTAGCACTTTGAATAGAAATGTAATCATTAATCATTCTATAGTTTGATAGGTAGTTAGCAACGTTATTTTTTAATGTGTTTGACACAATTTCAGTTAAATTACCAGATTCGTCATAAGATAACATCTGAATTTTAATTTTATTATTTTCTTCGGTAATCGCAACTTTAGCAGGTGCCCCAAATTGTGACGGCATTGTTCTAATTATAGAATCGTAGTCATTAACCGTTACTGCTCTATTTTGAGCCGCAAAGTTAAAAGCCACTAAGTTTCTAACTTCTTCTGTTGTTGGGTAATTTGCCCCACCAATTGCGGCAACAACGTTAGTACAACGTAATGAATTAACAACACTTGTATTAACTGATTCTGATGGACCATTAACAAAGAATGAAACTGTGCCTATTTGATTAATAATATTAACACCTAAATTAGTTCCTGTTCCACCACCAACTCGGTATTGTACAAATAATGTACTATTAGCTTTAAGAACACTACCTAAAGCAAAGTTATTTGAATATTTATTTAAATCTAATGTGAACCCATTTTTTGCAAACTCCCTTAATTGTTCATCCGCAGATTGACTACCACCACCATATGTCATTTTAAAAAATCCTTCAGGTGTGTACTCAGTAATAAATTTATCATTTGTTTGGACGTACTTACCCACTTTAATTCCCGGATTATCAGAAACTTTTGTTGGGTCTTCAATAAATACTCTATCTTCAACTAACGCTTTAACTTCATACCATCTATTGTTGGAACCTAAAAATTCTTGGGTAGTAGGAATATTAGCGTATTGCGTACCATCTTTTAATAAAACACTTGTAACCCCTAATACATTTTTTTCAGGTAAAAATATTTCTAAAAATGGTTTAACATCAGACGATGTTATAACTCTTTTAAAAACTTTTGTAATACCATTAACAACAGTTTCTCTTTTAACAATGGTATAATTAATTAATTTATTATTAGAATCAAAATTAGGTATTTTTAATCTATTAGGATAACCTTCGGCGTTTATTGCTGATGTAAAGTCAATATCGTAAATTGTTTCAAAAACTTGACCAGCACCATTAGCTTGGGAACCTCTTCTTAAGATACCACAGTATCTTAAATCTTCCTTATCCCCAAATGCGGGTACCGTAATTGAAAAGTCAACTAATGAGACTGACGGTCTAAGCCCAGGAACTTTTAATCCGTAAGTTCTTGCAATATTAAAAATTGATGACCTTTGTTGTGCATATTGTAATACAGTTTCCTGAACACTTCTATCAATGTTAAATTGTAAGTTGTCAGTTACAGCTGCGTTTAAGTCCAACAATACTGAAAAAACTGAGGCGTCGTTAAAGTTATCAATAGTGTCAGGATAATAAGTTCTTGTAAAATTTATTAACTCAGTTCTAATTGATTGGAAGTCTCTAGTTGTGTATGATATTTTCTTGTTAGCCATATATCATTAAATATTTATAATTACAAAATCTGAATTGTTAAAAGCATCATTAGTAATGATGTAATCAATTTTAACTCTTGCAGTATGTTCTAAAGTTCCAATATCAGAAACTCGGTAAACTCTTTCGTCGTTGTCGTTTATATAAGTACCTTTATTTTCCTCCCCTTCGGAAGCCGCACTTATGTCAATCTTAGTAATTGTTATTCCTGGAATATACTCTTCAACAGAGGCTCTAATCTCCGCTTCAATTTCTGAAAACGTAGGTCCATCTAAAGGTTCAAATATAAACTCATATAGTCTTGTACCAAAATCAGGTAAATAATATCGAGTACCTTTTCTAGTCAATAAAAGATGAATTAAATCAGTTCTGATTTCTTCATCATTTACCTCAGAAAGGTCTAAATACTTACCATCATAAGAATCTCTAAAAGGAAAATTAATCCCATATGTAGTTCCATTTGCCATATCAATAAATATAGTGTCGTGATTATTTCTTATAAATAGAGTAAAATAAAAAATCACGACAGTTTGCCGTGATTAATGTTGTAATTTTCTATTTTATATTAAGACCCACATCCAAAACATTCAAATTCTGAATCCTTTGGTTTAATTGTTGGGTCAAAAGGTATAACATCCAATTTTGGTATTTGTTTTTCAATCTTTGGTTTTTCAACTTTAGAGATGTCCATAGCTAAATGTTTTGCTCCTGTAGAAATCGCCTTAGTTCTAACATAATAACAAAGAGTTTTTAATCCTTGTCTCCATCCATGAAAATGTGCCGACGAAATTTTAGGTAATGTTGGTGCTGACATGTAGATATTCATTGATTGTGATTGGTCAATAAAAGGACCTCTATCCGCAGCCATATCAATCAAATCTCTTTGGGAAATTTCCCATATAGTTTTGTACTTAGGAAGTAGATGTTCAATACGTTTAACTTTTTTATTGTAATTTTTGTCTTCAGGGTCTAAATAATGGTTAAAGTTAATCCCTTGAACTGAACCTTCATTCATAATTATTTCATTTTTTAAATCCTCAGACCAAATACCAATTTTTTCAAAATCATTGATTAAATATTTATTTACAATCAAAATTTCTCCACCAACAACACGTCTATTAAACAAAGCTGAGTGAGCCGGTTCTGTCATTTCAAAAGACCCAGTGATTTTAGCTGAAGACGCAACAGGCATTTGTGCCGTAAATAAAGAGTTACATACCCCATATTTTTTAACGTCTTCTTTTAACGTGTCCCAATCCCAATAACCCGATAAACCTTCTTTTTTTAATCCCCACATATCAAATTGGAATTCTCCTTTAGACATTGGTGACCCCTCAAAGAATTTGTATGGTTGGTATTCTTCAGTTCTACATAATTCATTACTTTCGCTGATAGCCGCATAATAGATAGTTTCAAAAATATCTTTATTCAATGACTTTGCTTCTTCAGAAGTAAAAATATAATCCATTAGATAAAAGACATCCGCAAGACCTTGAGTTCCAATCGCAATTGCTCTTTGTTCAAGACCACCTTTACGTCCTTTTTCAGTAGAGTAGCTATTAATATCAACAACTTTATTTAAAGCTCTAACAACTTTTCTAACCTCACTGTATAATAATCTAAAGTCAAATTTACCGTCAATAAT